TTAAGAATCAGTTTTACTTTCTTTCATGATTCTTTCGAAAATGTTAACGGTCTGCTTTTGCATTTTATGAGTCACGTGCGAATAGGTGTCCATGGTGGTCGCAATTCTTGAATGACCAAGACGAGCTTGGATATCTTTAATATTTGCACCATTTTCTAATAACATTGTGGCATGTGTATGCCGCAAAGAATGGAAATTAAACGGGAAACCCAGTTCTTTCTGAATACGATCGCATTGATACTTGATTGTGTTTGGTGTGACAGGGGTCCCGTTTTCTTTTGTACATACAAAATTTGATTCATGGTAGTATTGCCCATATCTTAATCGTTCTTCCATTTGGTGTTTCTTGTGCTGTCTAAGAAGGTCAGCGAGCGATTCACCAATGGAGATTGTCCGGTAACTAGAAGTAGTCTTGGGTGTAACGATACTGAATTTTCCTTTTGGTTCCTGCATCATGGCCTGTTTAACTTCAATGGTATGCCCATTAAGGTCCACATTAGTCCATGTCAGCCCACAAACTTCACCACGACGCATTCCGGTACCGAAAGCAATTTGAAGCGGAATATAGAATGGATTAGAGGGCGGAGTAATCGATAAAATTTGTTCATATTGATTCATAGTAATAATCTTTAGCTTTTTTCTAGTTATACGTTCATCATCATGATATTTTGGCATAATGATATATCTAGCTGGATCTTCTTTAATTAATTGATATGGGTAGACCGCTTTTTTGAATCCCTCTTTAATGACCATTACAATAATTTGAACGGTGTGCTTGGCCAATTTAGTTTCGCCTAGGTCATTAACTAAATTTTGTAAAGCAGCTGGACCAATAGATCTTATACGGAAGTTACCAATTTTGGGAATGATATATTTATTGATAATATTTAGATAATTTATTTGCGTATTTGGTTTCAACTCTCTTTGAACATAATTTTCATACCAGTACATAAAATATTGCTGCACATTCATATTGGTCAGTTTGGCAACCGAACCATCGCTTTCATATTTCTGTAAAGCTTGCCGTAGGGTTGCTTCTGCTTGTTTTTTTGTCTTACCTCCATATCTTTCAATACGGCTTCGTTTACCGTTTACAGTACCAGTATCAAAAGCGTAGTACCAGTTATTGCCTTTTTTTCGGACTGTTCCTCTTGCCATAGTAATCTTCCTTTCTTCATAAAAATTGGCTTGACTATGAATAAACATATGTTCTTTTAACGTCCTAAATAAAAGCCCAAGAGGGCATTTATCTTAGTATCTAAACCAGCTACTACTATTTGTGCGAGCATAGTAAAGCTTCGAGCCATGACCATTAACGTGTAGCATGTAGCCATCTTTACCCATGTGATAGAAGGGAGCAATGTGAATGATCTTTCCTGGGTGTAGGTAGATGCTTTTACCAAGTCGACTTGTAGCAAACGAATTCCCCCAAATCCAGTGGTACACACGAATTCCACGAACGACCCGCGCTCGATGAGCACTTGCTTGGACAGTTGTTTGAGTTGAAATGTTAATTGCACTGAATCCCATACCAAAGGTTAATGCCGTGATCCCAACTAGAATACTTTTCTTTAATTTCATAATTCCCTCCAACTTATATTTTTATAGTCATCAGCATTTGGACTAATTCCCCAATAGGAGTCGAACCCATTACTGGCACCGGCGGGGAAAACTAATTAACTTTGAAGGTTTGAAACAGCATCAGATAATTCATCAGCTAAATTATAAGCAGCATCTGAAACATCATCTGAACTTTTTCCTGATAAAGTATCAGATAAGCGTGAAGACAAGGCAGCTAATTTTATGGATGTTAAAGAGGGAAAGCGATTTGCAAATAATTGATAAGCATTTTGAATAGCCTGGGCGTCCATTCTTATACCATTGCTGTTTGACTGAGAATCTACCGCTTCTCCCATATCGTAAATGACTGCAGAGAGATCATTACCTGATGAATCATAAGCTGCTTTAGGCGTAATATTCTCAAAATCAGCTAAAACATCGTCTTGATCTTGAGAATACATAGTACGTACAATAGATAGCATATTGCTGATATCAGATTTTTGTTGGGCATAATCATTAGTTGACTGAGTGGTTCCTGATGAACCTGAGTTACTGGTGTTATTGTTCGTATTATTATTTGTAGATACAACTACTTTACTTAAGTTGCCCTTCCATATCCAACCTTTAACCTTATTATTACCACTCTTTAAATAATAATAAGTGGCCTCTTTACCATTTGCTTTTTTAACTTTAGCTGATTCAGTAGCATAAAAGGTCCATGAAAGATAGTTAGCAGCCCTGTGAGCCTTCTTATTTAAGCGAGGGTTAGTGTATAGATAACCCTTATTAACATTGTAAGGAGTCTTACTTAGCTTCTTATAACTAATAACTCGGGCTAGTTTTGTCTTAGCAAGCGCGTTTGGACTAGTAAATGTAGATACACTAATACCAGAAACTGTTCCCAATGTCATCGCTAAGATTGTTGAATAAATTAATTTACTTTTCATAGTATTCCTCCTAAATTTCAGCTTTTAACGTCATCAGTATTTGGACAATTTAGTTCTGATAGTAAATGAGTTGACTAAGCGCTTTTTGATACGTTATAATAAACTTACAAGATAACTTGAGAAGGATTAACACTGGGTCCCAAAATGGGGTAAATGCTTTTAAGCATTGAGCATTCCTATGTGCCTGGGGTTATCTTATTTTTTTGACCTTTTGAGACTGTCAACAAAATTGTTGGGGTCTTTTTTTATTTCGGAAACGATAAAATCAACGAACTGTTGTGAATAAGTATAAGAGCGTTGATTGCCTATAACGTGCATATAAGAATATTTTTTATTTTCCTTTATGTTGTAAAAATCAATGATCAAATTTAGTACATACTGATTAAATCCGTTTTCATAAGTTAAGATAATGTTTTTATTACGTAGTCGTTCTTTAACTGATGCAATGACATTTTTATATGAATATTTGTGCGTATTTGAAGGATCTTTTATTTCCTTAACGATGGCGACTTGATTAGACGATTTGCTGTTAATGCTTACTTTGAAATCAGCATCAGATTTTCTCTTTGTAATAAAAAGATTCTGCTTAATGTCTATTGAGAATTTATCGGATTTATATTCCCGACTTAACACATCTACTTCATTAGCTTGCTTAATAAATTTTTCTGCAATCTCAGGCGGATATTTTAAGCGAATTTGTTCACTTGTTAATGGCTCGTAAGATGCGGAAATGGTCAAAAAATTTTGAGGAATAAATTTAGTGATATCTTTGTTATGGAACCGTTTGAGTTCGTTTACATAATTTAAAACACATGCCTGAAAAAGTGGGGCATATTTTACTTCGTAGTCTTCAGTAATGAAATGGGTGCTAATATTACGAAGTTCAATGATTTTTTCAAGATTAAGTCGAATTCTTGTATTTTTATCAGAATAAATTCGATTTATGGTGTTTGTTAAAGTGATAGTCCTTGTTGAGTCGTCTTTGAAATAAATACTTACGTTTCGGTTAAGCAGTTCAGCTTTCAGCATCAATTCCCAAGCATTGCAGACAAAGAAGCTAAATCCCTCAACACGATATTTGATTGTTGGTTTGTTATAAATTTCAATTCCCATGATAAAAGCTTCTATGCTTTTATCAACAAGACGAGTTGATAATTTTTTCATCAAATAATCCTCCACAAATAGATGCTCGCTACCAAAACTATGTGTTCCAAGCTTTTAAAGTCATCAGTATTTGGACTGGTATTCTATCTTGCACTCAATCTCCCTCGACGTGGCTTTAGTCCACCTTGGCGTAGTCAACGATGATATCAGATTTTAATTTTTTGCCATTAAGGGTAACAGTATCAGTCAAACCAGAACCCCTTACAGTAATTGTGTCTCCCTCATGAATGGAATTAGCTTTCATCGTATCAATGCTGATTTCAGTGACCGTTCCATGGCCGTCTGAGATACCAGAAGTGGTGTACTTGTCGGTCGGTACGATTACCACATAATACATATTTTTATCATCAGGATTTTTCTGAATATAAATAACTTTACCCGTGGTTGAAATGAATTTCTCATCATATTTCAATGGATCTTCTGCAAATGAAGCTAGATCAACATGCTTGTATTTAGGAGTTGTGCTACCTTTGCTTGAAGATTCATTGTTGTGAGACTTCTTGACTTTTTTTGTTGGAGACTGAGCCGCTTTTGATGATGATTTTTTAGCAGCTAAGCTTGACGCCTTTAAACTACTGGCTTGCTTTTGCTTCTTTATAGAGTCATTTTTAGCGGATTCAGCTTTTTTCAGTGACTCTTTTTTTATGCTACTTGCTTTTTTAGCAGATGATTCATCTGTCTCTTGTTTTGCTTCTTCACGTATTTCCTGTTTTCCTTCAGGTGTTTGATTGATTCCCCAACCACTTAATAGAAGAATAATTACGCTTAAGCCAGCATATAAAATACGCCTTTTTGCTTTTGAACGATTCTTTTTCCGGTTGATGAAATATAAAATCACAAAAACTATTGAAGAAATAAAAGTGATTAAGCACACAAGACCTAAAAATGCGTACATATAATAAATCCCCCCATAAAAATATTAATCTAATTCATTAACAGGCGAGCCATAATGATGAACCAAATCATAATAGCTTTCCGGTCCATACCCGTTTTCTTCTACATATAAAAGCCCCATCAACGCAGTTGCGAACTGATTGGCTTCGTATTCGCAGGTTCCTTGACTTAATCGTCCAGTCTGATACCCAGTTATTCCTGGTTGGCAAATAATATGACCCAATTCGTGACCACAGGTAAAATTGCGTTGTACGGAATCACGAATGCTTTCATTCAACAAAATAATTGGGCATTTATCAAAATAAGCAGTTTGACCAAGTGGGTGAGGGCCGAATGTTTCCCAACGAACCTCAACGTCCAATTGTTCCGCAATGGAGAATGGATCGGCAGTACCTTTATCAAGTACAATTTTCTTAACCATTTCTTTAGCAAAACTATTTGTGGTTATTCTTTTGTTTCTGTTTGTCCCAAAAAAGTCCTTCCAAAACTCTTCTAACTTGTTTCTGTTCTTCATCGGTTAATCCCTCACCCCCATAAGTCATGCCATTGGCATTTTCCTCAAGAAATCTCTTGAGGTCTTTTTTATCATCATTGGTTGCCCAAGAAGGGGTATGACCATTTCGATCAATAGTGTTTCCTAATAAATAATCAGTAGAGACATTAAAAAAATTTGCAAGTGTTACAAGTGAATCTTTACTAGGCTCACGTAAATTTTTCTCATATAAAGAGATAGAAGCCTTGCTCACATTAATTTTCTTGCCCAATTCTTCCTGGGTAAGCTTGTGTTCGGTACGTAATTGTTTTAAGCGTGTTCCGAAATCCAAATGTATCACCTCAATTCATATAATAAAGTTTACAAATAGCAAACACAATAAAAGTTGACAAAATGTTGATTTTTTGTTGACAATCAACATAAAGTAAACTAAAATGTTTACATAAAGTTGATTAGGGGGTGATCTAATGAACAGCATTTTACGTGAGACAAGGCTTAAAAAAGGTTTAACCATGCAACAAATAGCAGACAAAGTCGGCATTTCAAAAAGTTATTATTCTCTTATAGAACGAGGAGAACGGCGTGCTAGCTATGAGTTGACTTTCAAAATTGCTAAAATTCTAAAAACTAAACCAGATTGTATTTTTTTAGAGTTTCAGTCAACTTTAAGTAAACAAAAGGATTCTTCTTCGCAGAAGGTAAGCACGTAAGGAGGTGAGCGAATGAATAAGTTAAACATGAATCTAAGCGTCCATTCTTTGGATGAATTAAAAGAGTTGCTACCGCAAATAGCAACTCTTGCTAAGAACTATGAGATTAATTTGAACGTTAATCTTATGCCATCTGACGATCAAATGGCAATTCTAAAGGCTATCAAGCGTAACACTGAACCACTGACGTCCGAAGGGTCAACAAGTATTAACCATCAAAACTAAACATTATTATGGATCCAATCTGTAACATCTTTAGGAAGCCCAGTCCAAGCAGCTTCACCGCTAAGGCGTACTACAAGCAATCTATCATTGTTATCGATAAATGGCTCAAGGTCATTTCTAACTTCCTTAGCTGTCTTGCCACTTGTGACAGACCAGCAAGATTCGGTAACTCTCGCCCAGCCAGGATATGTTTTCAGATGCTCAATAAGATCTTTATAGTTCTGACCAGGGTTATCCAAATCGTACGTAATTAAATATGCCATGCAAGTCACCACCTTTAATGGAATAACTCAATTATCCCACTAAAAGTTGATGATGGATTTAAATTTCAAAGAGCGAAAGGAGGTGAGGAAATGAAGAAACTGCTTTCAGAATCTGATTATTTTAATTTAACAAATGATGTAATCGATTTGCTTGTATCGAAAAAGTGCACCTTTGCCGACTTTGAAAAGGTATCGGAAAAAGTACACCAATTCTATAAAAGCAATGCAGTCGTTGAAGCAACTACAGCCATTCGTAAGAATACCGGGACCCGGACCCACCATCATCAACAATCAGATACCAACGACCAGGGCCTGTAACAGTAATTTTGACCGGGCTTTGATTATAATTCCCACCAAAGTAGTCAAAAGATTCTCCACGTTGATAACGTTCGAAGTTGTTTTGATCTAGTAAATATACATCGGAAGCATACTGAAGATCATTAACAACAACTGACAGTTGACCACCTGGATTATCAGCATATGGAACAGACATTATTATCACCACCTTTAATGGAATAAACCAATTATCCCACTAAAGGAGCGAAAGGAGGTGAGCGAATGAGAGTAATTCAAGAAGATGTTTGTGGAAGCCTGATTCACCGAACCATTATTGAAACAAGCCCAGAAGAAACAAAGCTGAGTATCAAGAATCAGGAAGATGAACCAGATCCCAAAAAGTTGGTTGATGAAATCAATAGGCAAGTGGAACAGAGTATCAGTCAACTGTTTGATACACTTAGAACTCAAAAAGGAGATTAAGTAATGAAGCTAGATCACACAAAGATAGATAAATTTTCGAATATTGCCGATACGTTTATTACCGAATTGGTAAAAGCCGATTACAGTCTGAGCGATACCGAATTTCTATTTGATTATATCAAATCTCAAATGGCAGGTATGGCATTAAAACCGAAGCCCCACAAAGAAGTGTGAGGCTTACAGAATTATTCAACATATATGATTTTATCAATATTCACAATGACATCTTCGTTATCACTAGTTCTAAATTGGATTACATTGTTTGCCACAGGTTTAGGATCAGCGGATGTAACAACAAGCTTTGAACTATCAACAAAATGTAATGTCACTTCAGCATGGTTTTTCAGGTACTCGTATAGAAAGCTTCCCATGGTTATCACCTCCCTTCATTTTTCAATTTCGTTGTAGGGAGGAAAGTCGAAGAAGTCTTTGACTGAAATACCTAATGCCTTACACAAAAGGCGAATAGTATCAGCTTTGGGTACGCCAGTAGGCCGACTTTCTAAGGATGTTAAGGTGGATTGTCTGACCCCTGAAAGAGTAGCCAGACGATTTACTGTTAAGTTTCTTTCTCTAATTAATTGGTAGATTCGATTGAGAATCAACTCATGATCAGTCATGTAAAAATCTCCTTTAACGGTTATACGTTAAGTCTACCAATTATTTTTTGAACTGATTACCGTAAATACGTTGACATTTACCTTAAATGCGTTATTATATAAATGTACCGCAAATACGTTAACTAAGGAGGCACGAAAATGACTGTTGGACAAAACGTAAGAAAGTATCGATTGGCTCTTGGATTGTCTCAGGGACGACTATCAGATATGAGCACCGTTCCACAAACGACAATTAGCACTATTGAACACGGTGCTACGCCAAATGCACGAATTGCAAATGCACTCGCTAAAGCATTAAATGTTTCAATTGAAGATTTGCTTGATGAAGAACAGGAGGTGACCAAGTAATGCAAGTAACAGAAGAACAACTCAAGGTATTCCCAGAAGAAGAGCGTCCGGTTGTCCGTCGATTATTAACTAAGCAAAGCAATCCGAAGGCTATGGTACTGAAACAAGAGGTTCATGACTGGGCGTGTGCCAGAGCTTATTCCGATGATGGACACCAGCTGTTTCCCTGGAGTCAGTTAGTTTCTTCAGTAAATATGGCGATTAAATTAAAACTTAGCTTGAAGGACATTCGTAAGTTGACTGATGAACAGGTTCCCGAAGCTCGAAAGTTATTTGAGAAGTTTAAAGCAGACTTCGATATTTAGTTTTCAAAGAACGAAAGGATGATACAAATGAATGAACTAATTAAAACTTTCAAACAAAATGATGGTTCCGTTGCTGTCGACGGTCGGGACCTGCATGACTTCCTGGAAGTAAAGGAACGATATAACGACTGGTTCAGAGATATGCAAAAGTATGGATTTACTGAAAACGTTGATTTCATTAGTTTTACTGGAAAAAAAGTAAAACCTCAAGGTGGCCGTCCTCAAGTAAACCACGCATTGACTCTGGACATGGCCAAGGAACTATCCATGATTCAAAGAACGGACAGAGGCAAGCAAGCTCGACAATACTTCATTGCGATGGAGAAGAGAGCCAAGGCACAACAACAATTGCCAATTCCTAAAGATTATCCGAGTGCATTACGGGCACTTGCAGATTCTATGGAAGAGAATCAAAAGCTCAAACCGGATGCAGCTTATACGCAGAAAATGCTTGCTAATCCGGGACTAGAAACAACGTCAGTTATTGCTAAAAATTATGGCATGTCAACAGCCAAGTTTAACCGAATGCTTAATGGATTAGGAATTCAGTATCGACAAGGCAAAACATGGTTGTTGTATGCCAAGTATCAAAACTGTGGCTATACCCACGTTGAACCGTTTGCTTACTTCGATCAAAAGGTTGGAACTAAGAAAGTGGCAAACACGATGAAGTGGACACAGCTTGGGCAGAAGTTCTTGTACGACTTTTTAGCTAGTCAGCATATTCTGCCACAGGTTGAACGGCTAACTTTATTGAAAGGTTAATCCTTTAGCCTTGATTTAATACTAACGGTCACGGCTTTCATAAGCGACCAACTAAAGATGAAAGAAGATGGTGTTATGCAAAATGTATTTGACCTCCAGCCAAAAGCAATGATTGGTCATAAACTAACTGATTTTATGAATGCCAATCCTGAACTTAGTACAACGGAATTAGGACATTTCTTAGGAGTAACGCAGTCCATGGTTTCAAAGCTTCGACATGATAAATCACCACTTCATTTTGATGATCTGGCAAATTTATTTAAATCAACTGAAGGCCTGTTAGGGGCTGATGAATTTAAAATTTCCGTTTTAAATAAATTCACGAATGGCTTTATTCCTCCGTTACCAAACTATTACTATGTATCCACCAATTTAGCAGCACTCTCAAATCGGGTGATTACTGAAATGGGGCAATCAATGGATGCTTTGAAAGAAGCTTTAGACGATTTCTCTGATCCTAGTAGTCCAAACAATATTAAGAATATCAGTGATCCTGAGCAGGCCTTTGCACAGTGCTACGACGTTCTTTATTATCTACTTCTACTCATGGCAATTATAGCGAATACCTACGGGCTGAGCTGGATTGATGAAGGTAGAAAGCGTGTTAAAGAAATTGCTCAACATCATGAGCGTCAAATTTAGGAGGTGAAGTTATATGACGACAAAAGCCGCAATTAAGCCAGCAGTTCATAGCGTTCCGGAAACAGCCCGAATTGTTAAAACAAGTACAGATAACGTTTATGACTTGATCAAAATGGGTTATATAAAACCAATGATTCTTGGAGCGAAGATGATTTCAAATATTGAAATTGACAGATTCTTAGATAAATATGCAGGAGTTGATTTAAAAAGCCAGATTGTAGCATATCGAGCCGATCCATTGAATTGGAGGAAACGAATATGATTTACGAAATCGGAAAGTTCATTGTATACGGATGCTTGTATTTTGGCTTTTTTGCCGGATGCTACTTAGCATATCTGATGGTAAAGAACCCAAGTGAATGGTTCAAGTAAGGAGGACGTTATGAAAAATATGTATGAAAAAAGCACCAAACAGCTGCCACTGTCTGATGCGACGATTGTGAAAATCGCTCATATAAATTCTTTACAAGCTAATTATAGCCGGATTGAGGCCCAACATCAATCCCATACAGCTTTAAAGATTCTCGGCCGCGTGTTTGCCATTGCTGATCGCAATCATGATAAACGATCTAAGGAACGCTTGCTAGACCGCATCACGGAAATCAAAGCAAGGGAGTGGATGAATGATGATTAGTCGAGCAGAAAGGGAATACGCCTATTGGTATGACCGCCGTGAACGTGAATATTACTTCCGTGATACCGACGATCAGCCGATGGAGACCAACGAGTATTACTGGCAGGTTGGCGCATTCGATGAGCCAGATTACATCTTTGATGAAACTGAATCAATCAACAATTTTTTGGCTGAAAAATACGAAGAACCGGAATTATCTACGCATCATCAGGCACTCCTTCAACTCATGGACGATGAGCCTAATGCCAAGTTAGTGCAGTACCTTGGTGATTGCCAAGTAGGACCAGTACCAAGGGGGCATAAATATGACAAAGTTTGATACGGACGGATTCATATTAGAAGACGGCGCTGATTACTGGATTGTTAGTCACTCACAACCATTCACCGATTCTGGCGAGTACATTCTCGATGATGTGGATGCAATTGATGAGTATTTGGCTGAACATGGCGAGGGCTATCAGGATAACGAGAATTTGATTAGTGCCGAAATGATGCTTTTACAAAGTTTCTATGTTAGACGTTTCCGCTGGCTTGAGGATGAACAACGATTCGGCTTCATGCCTTGGAATGAAAAAGATAATTTGAAAGATTCACTAAAACAGGGGGAACTGAAATGAGTACAAGTTTAGCAAAAGTGCCTGTTAAGGATTTAGTTAAACAGGACAAAATCAAACAGATGTTAGCTTCAACACTTGGTAGCCGATCACAACAGTTTGCAACATCACTAGTTAGTGTGGTGAATGAAAATTATCAGCTTGGCAAAGTTGATCAGATGAGCGTAATTAATTCGGCAATGGTTGCCGCCACACTTGACCTACCAATTAACCAGAATCTCGGTTATATGTGGTTAGTGCCTTACAAGGATAAAGCCACTCCGCAGATTGGTTATAAAGGCTACATTCAATTAGCGCAGCGAACTGGTAAGTACAAATCGATGAATGCCATCACCGTTTACGAGGGGCAGCTTAAATCATGGAATCCGTTGACCGAAGAAGCCGACTACGATCCCAACGGAGCCACTGATAGTAATAAGGTGATCGGCTACATCGGCTATTTCAAATTATTGAACGGCTTTGAAAAGACCGTTTACTGGACTAAAGAAGAAATTGAAGCGCACCGTGATCGTTTCTCAAAAGCCAAGAGTAGCGGCCCATGGAAAACTGATTTCGATGCCATGGCGTTAAAAACTGTTTTAAGAAGCATGCTCACCAAGTGGGGACCAATGTCTACCGAGATGGAAGAAGCAGTGACTAAGGACGAAGAAGTACCGCAGGAAGTAGATGCAGACGAATCTGATGCTGACAAGACAGCCAGTGATACAACACAGGAATTGCTTGATGATTATGCCAAATCAAAAAAAGCTAAACCAGTAAAGGGGGAAGAATCAAATGCCAAGTCAAACAAAGCAACAACCGATAAGCCTAAAGATGACACTAAAGCCGGAGATCAAACTGACCAAGAGGAATTACTACAGCCACCATTCTGATCTGGTTTACATGTCAGCGACCTGGTTTAAACGGTTTGAAGCTTGTGAAGCAGCGGCTTGGGATTTGCTCCAACACCCAGTTGAAGAAACTTCTACGGCATTGCTGGTTGGCAACTTCATTCATTCCAACTATGAGAGTCAGCAAGCTCATGCAGCCTTTATCAAAGATCATGATAGCGAGATTAACACAAGAAACGGGACGCTTAGGGCGCCCTTTGAACAAGCTGAAGCGATGATTGATCGACTAAACAAATTTGATGAATTTATGTATTTCTATAACAGCCCTGAATGCAAGAAAGAAGCGATCGTCACCGGTCAGCTATTCGGGGTTAATTGGAAAGCCAAACTTGATTCGCTAAACGTTGAAAAAGGCTATTTCTGTGATTTAAAAACCACGATGGACATGCATCGCACTTTCTACAATCCAGAGACCCACAAGTACGACCGTCTTTGGTTTGATGAGTACAACTATGGCTTACAGATGGCAGCATATAAGAAGCTTTTACAACTTAAGTATCATAAACCATTTAAATGCTATGTGTTTGCCGTTGATAAGAGTAAGAGCCCAGCCGTGGAAGCCATCGAATTTGATATGCAGCGGTTTGAAAAAGGGTTAAGTGAAATTGAACTTTATCAACCCCGTTTGATGGCTGTCTTATCAGAGAAAGAAGCACCAATTCGCTGTGAGCATTGCGATTTTTGCAAGAGCACCTATGAGCCGTTTGGTTTTAAAAGTGTTGATGATCTGGTTAACGAAAAATATCAGTAGGGAGGAGGTGTCGAATTGAACTATCTGAAACAGCTTAGAGCATTCTATGATGCGCTCGAACTAAATCCGTTAAATGCATCGGAAGTTGCGTTATGGCACGCATTGACGTGGGTAAACAACAAGACCGGATGGAAGTACGAATTTACGGTAGCGTCATCGGTGCTATGCCAAAAGGCTGGTTTAAAATCCGACAACTTCTACAAGGTGCGAAATAAACTTCAGCAAGCTGGTTATATTAATTGGCGACCCCGTCGGGGGAATCAAGCTGCGGTTTATCAAATGGTTAAATTATACGATTTGTCTGTAAATAATACAGGCAACCGTACAGACACCTTTACAGGCAACCGTACAGACACCTTTACAGGCAACCGTACAGCATTAACTAAACTAAACGAAACTAAACAAGATGATGTTGATGATGATGCGCGCGTGAAAAAACTTCAAGCCGTCTTCGAACTCTGGCAACACATCTGGGATTTCCCGAACGCAGTTGCTCAACAGGATTTACAAGACTGGTTTAAAGAGATCGGTCCGGAATTGTTGACCTATGCGATTACGGAAGCGGGGCGCTCTAACGTTCCTGCTCGCAATGCAGATCGCTATATTCAGCGAACCATCGACCACATGCAGGAACAGAAGATCACGACAGTTCAGCAAGCCAAAGAAGCTGCTGAAAAACATCGTCAACAAATTCACCGAGAAATTAGTCAAACCGACAAATCGGCATACACCAAAAATAAACCAGTGACTAGTACCGGTTCAAGTAGCTTTGATGCATCTGATCTGCCTTTCTAGGAGGGAATTATGAGCGATTACATGACCAACGACCTGGACGAGCGATTTAAACCCGGGCAAAAAAAGAAAAAGCAAAAAAACGAGAGCTTCGGCAGTTTAATGACCAGCTTCTTTCAGCAATTGGTTCGTGACGGCCGGCTAAGATCATACGGCCCGTGTCCGCAATGTGCGACTGGTACACTATATGCCTTTTATGATCGCAAGAATAAACGGGCGAGAAGCTTACCAGCTTGTCCGACTTGCGGCTATAAGCAAACCAACGGGCAACCGGTTCAGAGTCAAGCTGAACGAGAAAAATTAGAATTAATTGCCGCGAGAAAAGACGCTGTCAATTATCTAATCAATTCAAGCGTCTTTACTGACAAAACCGTGGTCGAAAAGGATTTCGGCAACTTCAAAATTAAAAGTGATAAGCAACGGCAAGCCGTGAAAGTGGCCCAGCAAATTATTCAAGATGTCATGGCTGGCAATCCGGTTAATGCGATGTTTACCGGCCCAACCGGTACCGGTAAAACCCACTTGGCAATGGCAACCATGTACGAGATTTTGGAAAAAAGCCGGTATCACAAGCGATGCATTTTTGTGAACTACCGCAAGCTACTAAGTCAAATCAAACAAGGGATGTCCGACCCGGAAGCACAAAAGAAATACGGGCATTTGATTGCTGATCAGCTTTCCAAAGCCGACTTGGTAGTGATTGATGATCTGGGATCAGAGATTAACGATAACGGCACGGTTAAACAGGCAACACAATTTGATATTGAGCAGATCACTGATATCTATGACGGGCGTGTCGGTAAATGCACGATCACGACAACCAACTGGACGGGCCGCGATTTGATGAATATTTACGGGCGTCGGGCACTTAGTCGAATGTCAGAGCACAGTATGAATCACATCTTCAATTTTGAGGGCATTCAAGATCAACGCCTACTGGAGGCAAAATCATGACAAAAGTAGCTTGGGGCAATGCCATGCTGGATTTGGCAAAAAGTGAAGTTCATGCCGACTGGATGCTGGAACGCTACAAGAATCAAATGCGAGCGATTTTTAGCAAGGGCGGCAACCAATACGACTTGGATTGTCGAGAGATCTTCCGGCGCTTTGCTGTGATGGTAACCCTGTATCAGCTTGACGAAGGGTTTTTGAAAGATTTTGAATGGAATCCTGATTTAGAAGCAGAGGAATATTTGGATTTTAAAGCCGCAATCAAAAAACAGACGAAGAAAAAGGGGACAAAACAATGAGTTGGAAAGCAATTGATATTGCCACCGGCAAGATTTTAGCCGTTGGTAGATTTAAATCGGAAGCAAATCAAAAATTGTTAGAGCGACAGGAACGGGGCGAGCTTGGCAAAGTTCCTTGTGGGAAAACCTATCAGCATCCAGTGTTATTTATCCACGGACGATTGACGGCCACCGAAGCGGCATCAATCCGCTTTGCACAATCACGCAAGATGAAGGTGAGCAAATGACAAACTATCCCACAGGTGTCCAAGAGCCACCTAAGTCGGCAATTAAATTGCCAAGAAAGGGCAATAAGTTCAACGCCCACAAAATGAGTATTGATGGTCACCAATTTGATAGCAAGGCCGAGGGTGCGTACTACCTGCACTTGAAGAACTTGAAATTGGATTTTAAAATCCATGAGAAGTTTGAGACCTTACCAAGTTTCGATCTACAAAATCCTAGGAAGCATGTCCGTGGTTGCACCTATACGCCAGATTTCAGCATTTATGAGCACGGGAAGCTGGTCAGTGTCGTGGATGTGAAAGGCGGAAACAGCACAAAAACTAGGGCATCAGTGTTGCGCATGAAAATGTTCATGGCCAAGTATCGAGTGGCAGTAGTAATCGCCGAGTATGACGCTAAGAACGGCATATTTGAGGAATATTAAAAATGAATGAAAAAATGAAATATTGGATGTCGCAAGTTTATAAATGGCAAATCAAGGGTGACAAGGTACAACCACCCAAAATGGATTTACCAAAATGTGTCATTGAGCGAATCAAATTCTTCCAAGATCAAATTGATGATGGGCTTACTTACTACGGAGTACTCACAGCCGTACTGGCAATGAACGAGGAGCAGACAAAACATGATATTGAGTTAGGTGGCGAGTGGTTGCCGGTATCTGACGAGTTTAGGAAGTGGTTGCATGGTGAAAGAAGTGACCAAATTTATTTAAATTATAGGGAAATGATGATTGCGGTTGCTTTAATCTATGGATGGGATGATTGGGATGAGTAGAGAGATTAAGTTTCATACGCTTTACGATCATTGGCAACGTTCACGCTAACCCAGAACTATTGGAGGCACAGCATGACACACAAACAGATTGAGTATCGCAATTACGTGATGCAAGGCATGGCAAGCTATGGCGGCGATGTGTCACAGGCGTTAGTGTGGTGCGGCAATCACTTTGACAATCTGAGCGATAGCCAATGCAACGCGATTAACAGATTGTCAGCGCAGGAACGCAACCAGGTTATCCATGAGCTTACAATGGTATAAAATTCTTATTTTATGTAGGAGGAAATAGCATGAATGAAAAAAATTATGTTTTTTATAACAACAAAAGTCATTCTTATATCAAGCAGATGGATCGTCGGCTAGTTAGCGGTGATGTTGATTATTGTGAAACGGATGACCCTGACAAAGCACTTTCTGTTTTGACCGATATGGATCAAGCAACATCAATAGCAAAAAGAGCTGCTGTTGAACTTGAATTACCAGAAAAAACAATTCTTGTTAAGGAAGCTAGTAAAGGCTCTATTGAATACACACGAAATAGGAAGCTACTTGCAGATTTACATGAAGCAGTTATCTCGTGCGTATTCCAGGGGGATAAAATGGCAAAACGTGCTGTCAATCAAACAATTAATGACTTTATAAATTACGCAGGAATTGAGCTAGAAGAATCAGATGATTGGGAGGACGAATGATGACACACGAACAGATTGAGTATCGCAATTACGTGACAGAAAATAGGTGTCCTGGGCGATTATGAACAGGGCTAGAGAGGTTGAACTTATGAGTAAATTACTAGAGTTAAAAATTCGCAAGTATGAAAAAATTATCCATGATCATAATCGGGCCAATAAGCGCTTCTATGATGAATTATTGGCCCTGGTCCGACGATGTGAGGAGCGTTATAAATCAGTGGTTAAAGCTCCGGATGATTCACCTGAATGGCAAGCAATTGTTCTTAAGCAGACCGAACAGCCAGTTTTAAGTTTCCGATCCCGAAAAATGGGGGATATGCCAGCACGTGAAGCTGCCAAGATTCGTCAAGAAGTCATTGAGCTTTACAATCGTGGTTATCCCACAGCAACCATTGCTCATATTTTGGGAATTAGAGCGTCTACGGCAGGTAGCACAATTACAAATTATCGACATCAAATTAGCTCCCAAAATACGGTGCAATCGCACGAACGAACAAGACAATTGGGGGCAGACAAATGAGCGATGAAGAGTTAATTTTGCAATATGATCAAAAATTCTGGGAACTGGTTGATGATAAGGGATATTCGTATCGTAAGGCCAGGCGTATTTTAAAAAAGAAATATCCTAGTGTCTACTACGATGCTCAAAAGGATAAGTGGTTCATTAATGACCATGTCTATCATTTGGAGGCGGACAAATGAGTGATGAAATGCAGGAATTACGCAGACGCATATTGTTTATGTTACGTGATGATGATAACGGTAACGGGCAGTATTCAGTAGGGTTAAAAGCGGCATTATGGGAACTCGAACACATTGATAAACCATTTGTTCATAATACAGAGGCAGATGAATGAGTGATGATATTAAATTACTTAAAATTTTGAGGTGATTGAATGGCAACGGTAGACTATCAGGTTTCAAAACACTTCTACGATAGATTGAATCAACGTTTTAATGTGCCGGTAAGTGAGGCTCAAAAGTGGATTAAGCGGTTCTTTGCAAACGCCGTTAAGGACCATTGTGAAGAAAATGGGCGTAAAGCCCTATTTAAAAAAGATAACATTTGGGTAGTGACTGTCCCTCAGCAAAAGATATTAGTAACGGTTTACAGTGAAGATCGAGTAGCTGATAAACTCACTATTCAAAATGTGGAAATTAAGCAGGCGATTAGCCAAGCATTGAAGCAATTGAAATATCAGGTCATTAAACGTCAGTCTCAGCAGAATGAAGTGGCAATTCGTGAAGCTCAACTGTATAACCAAGCGATCGCGCATGCTCGAAATAATCGTTTTCTAGATCAAAAATATGCTTCTCTAAGAGCGGAGATGGTTCCCATTATGTATAACCAGGCTAAGTGTGAAGATATTCTAGCTGAAATTGAAAAGATTGAAAATTATTGAATAAAAAAGCTCCCGTTTCCGGAAGCCAAGGCGATGTTAGTATTCTGACGAATTCATTATAACATCAGATGAGGCTAAAACAAAGGAGTTGCGGAGATGGATAGTGTCTTTGGCTTATTGGATAGAAAACAAACAATAAAAAATGCTAAACAATTTTTATATGAGTATCGGGATTGGCAACTTGAAGCGGCTAGATTCAGTTTCTCCCTGCAGTCGCCGATGATGGACGGTATGCCAAAGGCACAGTCAGATCCAAGACATACCCGGCAGGAAGATAAAATGATTAAACAAGCCACCGCTAAGATGGAATGTGAACTACGTTTGAAGACTATTCAACTCATGAGCTCGATTGATGACCAGAATGCCTTCTTAGCCGACCTATTGGAATACCGGTTCATTAATCACTACACGGTCAAAAAGTGCTGTGAACGCTTAGCGGAGAAGTATGATTTAGGTTATCTGGCTGAGCGTACATATAACGATTACCAGAAACAAGCCTTATGGGTTTTTGCGATAGTTTGTCCTCGTGATACACTGCGAGCAAAAAAAGTTCGCCGATAATCTGCCGACTTTCTGCCGACAATCTGCCGATGTTCTGCCGAAAAAATGCAAAAACAGGGGTTATATTGGTATTGTGGAATTTGTTAAAAGAGTTTCACTTTCTTTCCTTAGATGTGTGACTGTAACGTATACGTACGAAGAGGGCGGAAAGATTACCGTGCAGGGTTCGATTCCCTGCCAGCCACGTTGTTGATTGGACTTGTATCAAAGTAAATTCTTCCTAAAAATTAATGAGTAGTACCCGTCCAGTCAACGAACATGCAGCTCACGCAAAAACAAAAACTTGTATGTTATGTTGTCTAGAACTTGAACTGTAGTGAGTTACATGATGCCTGCGGCGGAAAACGTAGGCTTTTATTTTGCAATAAAATAGCTGGTAAAGTTAGCTAGGCGATGTAACTTCGGGATAAGTCGTTTCTGCCTCATAAGCAGTGAAAAAAGTGGCTACAAATGGGACTGGTACCGGCCTCGCCCATTTAGATACATAGGAGTGACATTATGAAATTAAAGTTGACAGATATATTGGTGGGCGGCATGTTGCTGTTCGCCTTGATAATTCTGTATTTCCTGCAGAGGTGATTATATGAATGATCGTAAACATCCATATACGCCCATGCAACAGACCAATTACGGTTATGTTTCCAAGGAAGAACAACAGATTGACAAACAACTGGATAGAGACTTAAAGAGGCGTCTTCGCAAAGAGGGCGCTTTTAATTTGCACAAAAAAACCCAGCCGCAGCTGGGAAAAGGAAGTGGGAAAAAGTTTTGAGCGTAAAATTCCACTCCCAAATTTATTTTACCATAAAAGTGGAGGGATCATTCAATGAGTAAACACAATAAGCACACAAAGAGCCATAAGAAGTCCAAAATTAAAGATCGCAAACGAAAAGCTTTGCAGGCACGGCGACTGAATGAATCAAAAAAATAGGTAATTAATAGTGATAATTCAAACTAAATATGGACACGTCAGTACCAATGATACCCGTTGTTGCGCTGAATTAGAGTGCTGGATCAAAGATAAACAGCAAAGAGAACGCAATCGAAAACGGAGAAGCCAAAAAAGCAAGCGTAAAAAGAGGCTTAAGCATGGAAAAGCTAAGCGAGATTGAAGGCATGAAAGTTCCCCAATATTCTTCTGAAGAAATTAGAGAACGCTTAAGCAAAGATGATTTGTGGGATTTAATAGTTAATGTCTATCCAGATTTGATTAAAAAGTAGTGTAAAGGAGGTGAGCAGATTGGCTAGAGGAAAGTATCAAGAATGGCTGAACGATGAAGGTCTGCTCAAGCTCCAAGGTTGGGCAAGAGATGGTCTAACTGATGAGCAAATCGCCTATAACATCGGGATTCGACGGCCGACACTGTACGCTTGGGAAAAGAAATATTCTGACATTTCTGACGCCCTAAAAAAGGGTAAAGAAGTAGTTGACCGAAAAGTTGAGAACTCACTGTTCAAACGGGCAACAGGTTATAAGACAACCGAGCACCAATACAAAGTCGTGACATTAGACGATGATGTGCTTTGGGCAAGACGTCGCAAGGTTCAAAACGAATTCAAATTAAATCATCCTGAAGCAACCGATGACGAGATTAAAGCCTATGCAATTGAAAACGTGCCAACTCGTGAACGAATTGAGCTTTTTCAGACTGAAAAGACGGTGCCACCAGATACTACGGCGGCCATTTTCTGGTTAAAAAATAGGAAACCGGATGTTTGGCGCGATCGAAAAGAGACACAGCTTTCTGGCTCACTTGAAACCAATTCTCGTCCGCTCGAAAAGATTGACGATAAGAAGCTGAGTGAATTGGAACGCAAGTTGACCGGCGATGAGGGCACATGATTACCAAAGAAACTTTACTGCATCAGGTTCAGCTTGAACTAGCTCGTCGTAACTATGCTGACTATTTTAAGCTGGCATATGCCGACATTAACGCTAAGCTATATCGCCATGAAAAATACATTGCTGACAAGCTACAAAAGATAATTGATGGCGAGCAACACTTTTACATCGTTGAAATGCCACCACAACATGGCAAGTCAATGACCATTACTCAGACCTTTCCCAGTTACTATCTAACTAGGAATCCTGATAAACGGGTTATGGTCACGGCTTACTCACAAGATTTGTACACCACATTCAGTTCTGCAAACCGTCGCAACTTTGAGAACTTGGCGGGCCCATTGGCTGGGTTGCAAATGGACCGGAATGCCAGTAATGAATTTACGATTAAGGACCACCACGGCGGCTTCTATGCCACCTCAATGCTGGGTGGTGCATCTGGACGACCGGCCGACTTACTGATTGTCGATGACCCCATTAAGAACGCTGAGGAAGCAGCGTCGCCAACCATCAAAGATAAGATCTGGGCTGAGTGGCAACGAACCTTTTACCCGCGATTGCAAAAGGATGGTTCAGTGATCGTCATCATGACGCGTTGGCAAGTCGACGATTTAGCCGGCAGATTGCTCCAACAAGGCACTTTACCTTGGGAAGTACTGAAACTACCAGCAATTGCTGAAGACGTTCCTGACGGACAAACTGATGCGATTGGTCGCCATAATGGTGACCCTTTGTGTCCAGAACTCCATACGCTTAAAGACTTGCTGACTGCCAAGAAGATTAACGGGTCGCAATACTTTGCGGCTATGTGGCAACAAAGGCCAACCGTTGAAGGTGGGAACATTTTTAAGCGCGATTGGATCCACTACTATGTACCGAGTCGTACCAAGATGATTGAGTTAGGTCTTACTGACAAAGATGTAGCGATAATTCCACGGCACTTAGATACCGTTGTGCAGTCCTGGGATGCCACTTTTAAAAGCAAAGAAAACGACGATTTTGTGGCTGGTCAAGTCTGGGGCAAACGAGGTGCCAATTTCTATCTGATTGATCGACGGCACGCCCGCATGACCTTCACCCAGACACTAGATGCCATTAAGCAGACGACTGCGCGGCATCCAGACGCCAGGAGAAAGCTGATTGAAGATAAGGCTAATGGTTCAGCTATCATTGATACCTTACGTAATCGTGTTTCGGGCATTGTGCCAGTTGAACCGGATGGTGGTAAAGAAGTTCGTGCGGCGGCTGTTAGCCCACTCTGGGAAGCTGGCAATTGTTACTTACCGCACCCACTATGGAAGCCTGGGATTGATGACATGATTGAAGAAATGGTCAACTTTCCTAATGCACCGCATGACGATGAGGTCGATAGTATGACCCAGGCACTTAATAATATTGGTAGACATAAATCACTTAAAGAAAGATTTGGAATCTGAAAGGAGGCTGAACATGGGACTGAAACAATTTGTTGCGGATTTCTTCGATTTGCAAAGCAAAGGAAACGGCTATGAAGCACCACAATGGGGCGACACCCGTCCTACTGGCGTCTCGATGGAACTTGATGAAGGTACCTTGAAAGATATGTATCACAACAACGGGATTGCTCGCAAGCTGGTTTCTAAGCCGGCAGATGATATGACCCGTAATGGTTGGCACATCGTGATTCCAGATGATGAAGACAAACAGGCTGCTTACCAGAAAGCCCTGGACGATCTACATCTCACCACTGAGCTGGCGATGGAATTTACATATGCCAGGTTGTTTGGTGATGGTTATGCGTCAATTGGCTTGCAGGAACAGCCTGTTACCGGCAACGGTCAACCGGTTAATCCGAAGAATATCAAGAGCGTCGCATTTGTCCATGCTTTTGGCCCAGAGAACGTTGAGGATTATCAGATTAACGATGATCCAACAAGTCTGCAATATGGCAAAGAGGCTAGTATTACGGTACAGCCAACTCAATCTGGTGAGTACGGAGCAAGTGTTCCGTCCAAAGTCACCATTGATAAGTCGCGATACTTTCATCAGACGTTTGGTCGTCTAGAAGGTGATGACTACGGCAACTCCATCATCAATACTTGCTACGATCCACTAAAAATACTTGATAGTGCGCAATATAGTGTTGGCAAGATTTTCTATGAATTGACGTTAAAAGTTTTCAAGTCCAATGACGTTGCTGATATGTCTGATGAAGAGCGACTAAAATTAATGCATGCCATGTCTGCAGCCATGACTACTGAAGGCGTTGCAACAATTTCGAGCGAGGAGGATTTGACTAAGATTGGAACGCCACTTGCCGGTGTCAGTGACATTATTGACTTCGCCTGGCAAGCATTGGCTGCTTCTTCAAACATTCCAAAATCAGTGTTGACAGGTCAGGAAGCTGGGACGCTGACCGGTGCCCAGTATGATGTTATCAATTACTATGACCAGATCAAATCTCAACAGCAAAACGAGTTGAAACCTCAGTTAATGCAGATTGTTCGCTATCTGATGTATGCAAGTGATATTGCTGACGGCTATGAGGACCCTGACTCATTAAGTTGGGACATTGAATTTAATCCACTTTGGGATTCCGACGATGAAACTAACAGCAAGGTACTTCTTAACAATGTTCAAGCGGCAACCAGTGCCATTAGTGCAGGCATCATGGATCCTGATGAAGCTAAAACAATGTTGGCAGGTCAAAAAGGTGCCATTAAATCAGCACTAAAGGATAGTCTGGATACATCTACTAAAGATGATATTAAGCATTATCAATCAGTTTTGGAAAAGATTCACTCAGGGAAGTGATGCCATGGTTAAGAAGCTAACACCGGATGAGATAAAGAAGATTACACATGGCATTCCTCGAACCAGATATCCTTGGGCTTTAGAAACATACTATTCACGACGTATTCGCACACTTGTCAGTGGTTGGCATTCGATTGCCAAAGATTTTATTACTCGATTGATTAATCCGCAGGTTAAAGGCGGGTCACAGATCTTAACGGATGACAATGACGATCACAGTGACGACATTGCGGCTGCCATTGCCATTCTGATTGCAGCTATCAATAATAGTGATTCAGATGCGTTCTTATCCAGCATGGTTATGAGCTATGTACATTCGGTTGATACTTTTAGTTACAAGAACATTCAAGCCCAGACATCACACGTTGGATTAACCGCCATTGAACATAACAGCACGATTGATGACTATACGAAGATGAAGATTAAAGAAAACGTATCATTAATCAAGTCGATGCGCTCAGACTTTACAGAACGTCTTGAGAAAACCATCTACCAAAGTATTAATGATGGTGGCGGTGTTGGCTCAATTGCGAAGGCTCTCACGAAGACTACCCAGATGACTAATAATCACGCTGCCTTGATCGCAAACGATCAGACAGGCAAGATTTTGGGGCAATTAGACGGGTATCGGGCACAGAGAGCAGGAGCCAGTAAGTATATTTGGCAATCAATGGAGGATGCTCGTGTGCGTCCAAAGCATCAGGCACTTGATGGAACCATTCAAATATATGAAGATCCAGATGGTGGTGATGATGGGATGCAGCCTGGGGAGCCAATTCGGTGTCGCTGCGTGGCACTTTCAATCTTTGATTTATAAAATATCCCAGTAGTCGGCTGGGTTATCAATCGATAAATCTATGGAGATGTTGAGTAATCAGCGTCTCCTTTTTGAAAGGATGATTTATTATGAATGAACCAATTCAGACTAAAGGATTTGATAAGTTTGGCCATGCTCAATTTGATTACTCACGTGACAAAACAACTTATCAAGTTAAAGACACTGACACTTTGTTGGGGATTGCTAATCAAAGCAAAGTTGGCTTGCAGCAATTGCGTTTCTATAACAACATCGACAAGCACACCTTTGCCATTCGTGTTGGCCAAACGATTCATATTCCGAGCGCTCAAGTCATCATTCCGATTGGTAAGTAGCTATGTCAACAACACGTTATGATACCGCACCAATTGGTAAGGTCGTGGAAGATGCCGATACTGGTTTCTTGCACGTTAACGACGTGCCGATTGCTCGGGTCGGCGTGTTCCCTTACCAAAAGGCCGATGGCAGCATTGAGATGGAAGCTAAGTTACCGCAGGACTTACTGGCTGATGAAGCTGTGAGTTCTGCCAATAACAAAGCGGTTACTGACAACCATCCATCTGAGCTAGTCAACACACAGAACTATGCCAAATATGGCAAAGGTATCACGGCTGACAATGCTCATACAGATGGCGATCGCGTCAAGGTTGACATGACAATTACTGATCCGACTCTAATCAAAGAAATTAAGGACGGCAAACAAGAATTGTCAATCGGCTTTGTCACTGAGGTGGTACCCCAAAGTGGCAGTTACCAAGGGATGCAGTACGACTCAATGCAGCGGAATATTCAAATCAATCACGTCGCTGTTGTAGATCGTGGACGCGCTGGCCATTCAGTAAGAATCACCGGTGATTCCGCAATCATGACTGACAAAAAAGAATTAAAAGGAGGAAAACAGCATATGGAAACGACCAAAGTAATGCTTGATGGTGCAAATATCACTGTTGCGGCCGAAGATGCTGATACAGCTACCAAAGCCAACAGTTCAATTGACTCACTCAAGCAGCAACTAGCAGCAGCTCAAGCTAAAGTTAAAGATTTACAAGCTCAAATCGAAAAGGCTAATGGCTCAGCTTCTGACAATAAGAAAGCTGCTGATAGTGCCCAAGCTAAAGCTGATTCACTAGATGCAACAGTTAAAGAATTACAAGCCAAATTGGATAACTTTAAGGGTGACTCCATCGACAAACTTGCCGAAGCTCGTGTTGCTTTAATCGCTCAAGCAAAACCATTTGTGGGCGATTCATTTGACTTTAAAGGCAAGTCTGACAAAGATATTAAGATTGCTGCTATCAAGGCAAAGAATGATTCATTTGATGAAAAAGAAAAATCAGATGATTACATCAATGCCTTCTATGACAGCATGTTAGCAATTGCTGATCAGCCGGGAGTTGTCGGCTTCACTAGCATTCATAAAGATGGCTTAGATGATCTCACTAAGTTAGCTGAGTCTCGCTATCACTTGAACGAATCTAAATAAAAGGAGGATATACACATGACAATTCCAATTGAAGGACTGTATCAAAACGGTTCATTGGGCGCTGGCAAACCGGCCACTACCCAAACACAAACCGTGAATACCGAAACAGCAGGTGCACCTATCAGTTACGGCCAAGCTGTTGCTCTACAAGCTGGCAAAGTTGTTCCAGCTAACGCGGCACCCATTTATGGCGTTGCTTTAGCTCGGAGCTATGTCGATTCAGAGCACTTCACTGACACGCAAACCGACACTTGGAAAGCTGGGGAAACCCTTGGAGTCTTACGTGAAGGAACCATTGCTGTTCCGCTATCTGCTGATGTCAATAAGAATGAAGCTGCCACCGTAGATGCTAATGGTCAATTCAAACCAGCTGGAGACACTGATGCCGTGGTTGGTCTCTTTACTACTACAGGCAATTCGGGTGATACAGCATTCTTGCAAACTAGCCTTGGTTATACTTCTGCAACTAAGGATCAGGCGAGTATTGGCGAATGATGCTCCCCAACTAGATAGTGCAAGCACCACAGATAAAACAGTAACTCTAAATCTTAAATAGGAGGTGGAACCATGGCAGACAAATTTTCTGTTGAGGATAAAGACAAGAACTCGTTGGCAAAAGATGTGCCTTCGCCAGTTACGATTAGTCAACTGACGCCCAACACTGTATATTCTGGCTGGTTAGCGACTAAGAATGACGGTGACGCAATGTTAACTATACCTGACCAGACTACTTTACCAAGTAAGCCATCCATGACACTCACAGCTGGCACGAAGCAGTTCACTGCCAATGTCAAGTTAGCCACGGGTGATGGCTCAGCACCCATCACAAAAGCAGTTATCTCGTATAAAAATGGCGATAACGATGCGAAAACCAAAGAATTCGACAAACCAATGGATCTTAGTAGCTTAGTTGTAGACGGTCTGGCAGATGGGACTGATTACGACGCAACTGTTGTGGTTAGCAATGCAAGTGGCGACAGTGGCGCATCTGATTCAGTTAGTGTAACGACCGATTCAGCAAAGATTGCGGTTACTGGTGTAAAATTTGTCGATGAATCAACTAATATTAACGTTGGCGAAACTAAGAATATTATTGCTACAGTTAGTCCTGACGATGCCACCAATAAGGCTTTGAAGTATTCTTCAAGCGATACCACAGTTGCAACTATTGATGCTGATTCTGGTAGTGCCACAGGTGTAAAAGCGGGATCGGTTACGATTACAGCTACTTCTGTGGATGACACATCCAAGACAGCAACCACTGCGGTTACTGTCACAGCGTAATTAATGAATAGAAGGAGGATGAAATAATGCCACAAACAGCAATTATTAGCAGACGTGCGCTAGAGAACCTCGATAAAACGGTATATACACCCCGCAAAGAGATTCTGAAAGCACGTTCATTATTTGGCTCATATAAGGTGCCAGCCGGTACCAAAGTTTACACATATCAAACTATGACTGCTAGAGGTGCCGCTCGTGTCTTGGCTAACCGTGGGACTGATATTCCACTGGTAGATGCCGACATGCAAGAAGCATCGCAAAAGATCATTACCTTTGCTTTGGGTATCAATTACTCACTAGACGAGGTACAGCAAGCTCAGTTAGCCGGTGTCAACTTGGATAGTACCCAAGCTGCAGCCGTTAATCGAGGCTTGGCTGACTTCGAAGATCAATTGGTCTTCACCGGTAATGACGATGCAGGTATCCCAGGAATGACTAACATTGCTGGCATGCAGAACTTCGCCATGAGTACTGCTCTAACCGACGGTAAAGGCAACACTAACGATCCTAAAGTTCTTTTAAACGAACTTAAAGATGCCAAGCAACAAATTACTCAGTTATCTGGTTATGCCGATGTAAAGCCTGTTCTTGCATTACCACAGGCTGCCTATGATGCTTTGGATGTACCATACAACGACTATCAACCAACCACTTTAATCCAGTTACTTCAATCACGCGGTTGGTTCTCACAAATCACTGTCGTTAACGAGTTAAAGGGTGCTGACAACAAGAAAGATATGGCAATGGTCTTCGACAACTCACCGGTTACTGCTCAGATCCTTGATGCACAACCGGTTACTCGTCAACAGACTGAGTATCGGAACATGACTTATACCATTCCATACTCAGAACAATGTGGTGGTTTAATTTGCCGTGTTCCAGAAGCATTTGTTAAGGTAACTGGCATCTAAAGATGGGAGGCGACGACAATGGCCGCTTCACAAGTTTTAACCACTATCGATCAGGTTAAGGCGACAGCTCCTGACTTAGTTGAAGATGTTCCGGATGCAACGCTCACTCAGCTGATGGGTGATGCCCATGTCGAAGTGCTTGGCGATGGCTTTCCCACTCATATCATTGTAGGGGATGAAGACATTGGACAAGCAATTCGAGAGCAAGCCGAGCGCTACTTGACGTTGCATCTACTGACGATGGACGATGAATCTGGTCGCGGGATTCAATCTGAGCAAGTCGATGTCTTAAAAACCACATACTTCTCGAAGAATATGCAGAACACCAAGTGGATCAACAGTTCTATTTGGGGCCGCATGTATTGGAAATTGTGGAAGCAGTACGGGAAGGGTGATAATTTCAACTTTATCGTGGTGCAACATTGACAGAGCTTCGGATTGATAACAAATGGCCCGAGATTTTTAAACAGTTTGATATTCTTAATCGATCGTATGTGGCAATTGGCTTTTTTAGTAGTAGCGAAGATAGCAAGCTGCTGACGATTGTTCGCGCCAATGAGTACGGTGCACCACATATTCAGCCTAAGAATGGTGAATGGTTAACGATTCCCACCAAGGACACTCCAATGGGTGCCGATGGTGGACCAATGCCAGCACGTGAGATACCGGGACTATTCAGGCCAAAAGGCAAGAATGTACTTGCTGTACCCAATGGAAACAAGTTCAAGATCGTTTATATCTTAGTTAAAGAAGTCACTATTCCACCACGACCGTTTATCCGGACAGCCAAAATTCAAAACGAAAAGAAGTATCAGCGCATGGTGATGAACGGTATCGGCCAGATCATCGATGGCTCAATGACTGCTAAAGAATTGCTGACAATCTTGGGTGAAACTGCTAAGAATGATATTCGCAGACAGATGGTTGCTTGGTCTGATCCGGCCAATGCGCCGGCAACAATTGATCGTAAGGGTACCAATAATCCGCTGGTTGATAAAGGCATTTTAACCAGAAATGTGGAGTGTCGAATTCTAGAAGGGTGGCATGAGTGATGAAAAAACTTAAGATGAAATCACTAATCAATCGAAAAGGCGTTGACATTAACGTTTGGTCGGCTGATTTACTAGATGGTTCCACCGGTCCTGTCGATGGCGTGCCCGTTCAAAAAACAACTGATGAAATTGAGCCGGAGAAACGCCACGAACCGATCCTGCCCTATAGTACCTTTGCTCACACGTTGATGAATGTTAGTGGTGGTTCACAATCTGATGTTGATTTGCTGTGGCTGTCTACTGGTAAATACCCCAAGAACACGATTGTTGAATCGACGACTCAAGAGGGAAAGTATCGGGTGGTTAATTACAGCAACTATCAAGATTATTCAGACGTGGTTATCTACGAACTGAAAGGGGATGACCTCAATCAGTCAATATAAATCGGGGAAGAAACTATTAATTCACTGCCTTGGTGAGATTGTCAAACAATCGACCGGGAAGCTTTTTTATGCCCAGGAATTGACCACTGATCGACCTCAGTACCCGTTTTTCACGTTTGTGACGGTAGCTGGCGATCATGAAGAACTAGCTGATTTCCTAGATCATCGAAATTATCAGATTATCCTACAGCTTGACGCTCATTCAAACGACTATTGGCAGGCGGATGATTTGGCGAGTCAGCTTTTCGAAGCCTTACGGGATCCAAGTTACAAGCGGTTCCTAAAGCAGTGTTCAATGACGATCCAAACAACCGGTGATCTTATGTCGCATAATGCCGTCATTGGCAGTAACTACGACTATGCCGTGGGATTTGATGCGACGTTTGCTGTTATTTCTGGGCTGACGTTTGAGGATACTGATCTGGACTTCACTTACTCACCACACACAACAATCGATAGTACTGATATTTCTGATGGTAATAATGATTCGAAAATTTCAATTAAAAAATAGGAGGTAACAAAATGACTACAGCTATTGCCCCATACGGGCGTATTACTGACGTTATTGTTAACTTGAAAGAACAACAGCCAATTCCACAAATTGGTTTTGGCAATATTTTGTTCTTAACTAAAACACCGGCTCCTGATTCGGATGGCAAGGGTGGGGGCGTTCCCAACAACGCTACAACTACGGATGGCCTATTACGGTCTGTCATCGATAGTACAACCGGAGCGGTTTACAAAGAGTATTCAAGTATTGATGCATTGGCACTTGATTATGATTCAAGCACACCCTTGTATAGCAAAGCAACGACCTACTTTAATCAACAATTTCCATCTGACCGAGTAGCCGTTTTATCATACCCAGAAGGCAAGCTTCAAGATTCACTGGGCGCATTTTGGTGGCAAGATTGGTACTTCATGGTCTTTGATCAGGATGACCCAGAGGACATGACGCTAGCTTCTAACATTTGCGAAGCTAACTTATTGAAGTTATTAGTAGTTCAAGAAGAATCCGTAGATGCATTCTCTCCTTGGGAAGGTAACGAATACACGATTGATCTGGTACATCCATTAACTGAAGCAATGGATGCTGCTTTAGTCGGTCGCGTTGCTTCTAAGACTGTTGGCTCCGTGACATGGAAGTTCAAAGACCTCACTGGCATCACGCCACAAGATTACTCAGCTACGGACTTTACCGGAATCACCAATCATCACGCTATTGCTTATGTCACCGTAAATGGCAAGGACGAAACGACTGAAGGTTGGACTTCTAACGGTGAGTACATCGATAGCTTGCATGGCGATACCTGGGTCAAGACAATGGTTCAGCTTAACGTCCAACGAAAATTCCAAGAAAACGACAAGATTCCTTACGAAAAATCTGGAATCGACCTACTTACGTCTGTCGTTTACAATACTTTGGACACTGCTTGGCAACAAGGCATTATCTTGACTGACGATGCTACTAAGAAAGGTGACTTCAACGTGACGGCCTCAGATCGGAGCGCACAATCACTTGAAGACTTGTCTAAGCGTCACTACGGCGGCATCCAATTTACTTATCACCGTTCTGGTGCTATTCACAGTGCCACGATCAATGGTGTCGTGCAATCAGACACCATCACCGCAACTGGTGGTGCCAACGGTGGCGGCGGAGCGAGTAGTTGATGCAGGCACACCTCAACTCAATAGTTCCAGTGCGACTGCCGATTCAGTCACGCTCAATCTTCAATAAAATAAAGGAGGCCAATCCTTATGGCTAATGCAAACTCGTCTCAAACAGGCGTTATGGGTACCTATGATGCTGCCGATGTCACTTCGGTGGTTGACGGTAATGTGCTTTTCGGATTCCAATCTGGTGACTTTGTTACCTGGGAATGGGATAATGATAAAACCAGTGCAGATGGTGATTCATACGGTACCTTTGTTCTTTCGAAGAATAACAAGAATTCCGGGTCAGTTACTTTTAACTTGAACCAAGAATCACCATGCAACAAAGTGTTTGCCGATTTAGCAAACACTAATGGAGAATTTGCCATTGATGTTCGTTCAGATAATGAGCATGTATACGGTGCTCATGCAAGCGTTGTTCGTGTTCCGAGTGGACAAAATGGCGATGCCGCCCAAGTGCGGTCATGGCAAGTTAAGGTTTTGAATCTAGAGTATGAGCGTCTTGATTCAATGCCATCATAGTTTTAATGAGATCGTAGCTTCTAGCTAGGGTTATTTTTTTACGCAAAAATTCAGAAGGAGAGATTTTAAATGCCAGAAGAAGCAAAGAAAACCACTAAAGAGGTCGCCAACGAAGTTGCTGGTACACGAACAGCAGCTCGTGAACAGGCCGCTAAGAATGCAATTACGTCACGTTTCGGTAAGACGAAAACGTTCAAGATTGATGAAGGGACTGACCATGAGCAGACCTTTATGCTGCAGTTCCCAGGAACTGTTGAAGCATCTAATCTTTTGGATAGTGCGCAGAACCCGTTCGGAAACTTGGCAAGAACTTTCTTTATGGAACAAGCTATTAAAAAGATTATCGTTGCCCCAAAGATCAAAGACCTCAAATTCTTTGATGAACATCACGGTTATTCTGAGGTATACGATCAAGTCGTTTCCTTTCTTACGGACGGGCTTAACTAGAAATAAATCCACACGTGAGATTAAAAGGGAAGCCGACTTGCTCGAGCTTCCCTTTTTTCTCATTTTAAATGGAGTACCCGAACACATGGTAGCTCATGCTGATGCCGATCAATTGGCGTTATTGCAGGAACTAGTCATACGAAAAAAGCTGTCTGGAGAATTGCCGGATAGCTTGACGACACAAGCAGGTGTCGCTAAAGCACTTAACGGCGGCAAACAGTAAAGATTGGAGGTGGACGAAATGGCTGACTCTCCTTATCGGGTTGGATATGACATTGGGGCCAAGGTTGACTACTCACAAATCAAAGACGCAACTAAAGCAGCCGGCGAATTGATTAACAAATTGCAAAAGGTTCAAGATTTGCAAAAGGGTCGCACCGCTGGGAGCACTGGAGATTCTATGAAATCTGCAATGCGGTCAACTGCTCAAGAAACGCAAAATGTAACCAACAAAGCGAAAACTGCTGCTGAAGCTCAAGCTAAACTGGCTGACCAAATGAAGAAGACTGCCAACTCTGGAAAATCGATGAAGTCAACGGCAGAAACTATTCAAACAGTTGGCAATCATAGTAAGACTGCAGCCGGACAAGTTAACATTCTGCAACGTTCAATCACCAAGGTTAAAAACGTTGGCACCCAATCATTTAAGGCCATTTCTGATCACGTTCGGCGATTCGGTGAGACTTCTGAGGCAACTCGGAAGAAGCTTGACCGCTTGAACGAAACCGGCAAAAAATTTAGAGATGTTGGTTATAATATGTTGCCAGCATCAGTAGCAGTTGGTGCGGCTTTCGTACAGGGAGCTAAAGATGCAACCAAGCTGCAGCATCGCTATACGATTATTCGCAACTTAATTAAAACCGGTGGCGAATCAACAGTTGCCTCAGTTAAAAATACTAAAAAGATGATGTCACAAGGCCGCGATATGTCACTCAAGTATGGTATTAGTCAAGAGAGCATTGCTAAAGGTTACGAGTCACTTGTTCGGCGTGGTTATCAATCTAATCAGGCACTGGCTGCTCAAAAGACCTATTTACAGGGCTCAATTGCTTCTGGCGATAAGTATTCAGACGTTGTAACCACTGCTGCAAGTGCCATTGAGTCATTTGGATTGAAATCAAAAAACACAATCAAAATGACTGAGAACACTAAAAAAGCCGTTAACCAGATGGCCTATGCTGCTGATTTAACGGCGACATCATTTAGTGATTTAGGTGAGGCAATGAAGTTTGCGGGTCCCGACGCCTATGGCGCCCATCAAACTTTAAGCCAAACTTCAGCTGCAATTGGTGAATTATCCAATGCCCACATTGAGGGTAGTCAAGCCGGAACATCTCTGCGACAGATCTATCAACGATTGATTAATCCACCGCAAAAAGGTAAAGCGCCCAATGCCTTGAAGCAATTGGGATTAAACAAGAATAGTTTTCGGGATGCTAAGAATAATCTTCTACCGATTGCCGACATTTTTGATAAATTAAGTTCTCGTATGAAGGGCATGAGCCGAACTCAACGAGGCGGAATTTATGCCGCCTTATTCGGCGCTAATGCTTCTAGTGCTGCCAACGTTTTAGGAACACATGTAAAGCAATTAAAAGAGTTGACTGGCCAAGTTGCCAAAGCCCAAAAGCAAGGCAAAGGCGGTTATGTCGCTGGTTTGTCTCAAAAGAATTTGCATTCCTGGCAAAACCAGTTTAAACGTTTTAAGACGTCAGTTGATCAATTAGGGATGTCTTTTGCCAAAAGCGTTTTGCCGACGTTAACGCCAATGGTTGAAAAGCTAAACAATTTGGTAACTGCTTTTGGCAAACTGCCTAAACCAATGAAAGAAGCCGTGGCATATGGCACAGCTTTTGTGGCTTTAGCAGGTCCGTTGACAGTTGGTATTGGCAGCATGATGTCAACAGCTGCGGTATTGGGAATTGGCGCATCTAAATCCGGCAGTGGCATCGGTAAGCTGGTCGGTAAGGCGGGTAAAGCCTTTCTGCCAGCGGCGGCTAAGGATGTTGAAAAAGTACCAAAGTTCTTACGTCCGGCAGCTGGAGAATTAGGCGGTTTAACGAAAACTGGCCGACTTTTGGAAGGCACCAAAGGGCTTGCCCGACGAATTCCTTTACTTGGAACAGCTATTTCGGCCACTTCTTTGATTGGCATTAACAAACACAATGCTGGTCGTAAAATTGGTGATTTCGGTGGTTCGGTTGCTGGAATGACAGCCGGTGCGTCTGCTGGGGCTGCACTTGGATCTGTTATTCCTGGTTTAGGTACAGCTGTTGGTGGCCTTATTGGCGGAGCTGCTGGCGGCATTGCTGGTTCTTCACTTGGTAAAACTGTTGGTGGTTGGTTCCAGAAACAAATTCCAGGTATCAAGAAATCAGTCAGCCCGGCATTTAAGTCGGTTGGCAAATGGATTGGTAAAGAGTGGAAATCTGCCGGCAAGTTTGTTGGCGGAATCGGTTCGTGGTTTAAGGGCGTTGGCAAAGGAATTGACAAGAAGGTTATTAAGCCGGTTGCTGGGGCTTTTAAATCAGTTATCAAAACAGCGGGCAAGATTAAATCCGGTGTCGCACATGAAATTGCGGCACCGTTTGAGTTTGCTGTTGGTTTAGTTCATCGATATATTGTTAAGCCTTTAAAAAAGCCAGTTACAGCCGTTTTGACTTGGATTCGCAAGAAATGGAAAGCCTTTTCTAAAACCGCTGGCAGTTTATGGCATTCAATTGGAAATGCTGTAGGCAGAGCTTGGCGATCTGGTTTAAAAGTTGTTTCCAATATTTGGAAATCAACTTCTAAATGGCTTGGCAAAGCGTGGAACTCTTTTGCCAGCACCGCTGGTAAGTACTGGGAAAAGATCACATCGCCGATTAAAAAAGTTTGGCATTCAGCGGTTGGTTACGTTAAGAGCCTCTGGAACGGCGCAACAAACTGGCTAAGTAAAGAATGGCACAGTTTATCCAAATCGGCAGGCAATATCTTTACGGCGGTTGGCGACGCTATCAAACGGCCAATTAAAGCCGCTTGGGACTACATCAGCAATATCTTCGGCAAAATTGGTAATGCTGTTGGGAATGTCACTAAAAGTGTTGGTAAAGTGTTCGACAAAGTTGCCAAATGGGCTGGCGGTGTGACCAAAGAAGGTAAACACGCTCTAGGTGCACACGCCAACGGTGGCCTCATTACTTCCCAGCATAATGCACTGGTTGGCGAAGCAGGGCCAGAACTCGCGTATACGGTTAATGGTCGTAAAGCACGTATTCTTGGGGCTGCTGGGCCACACATTACTAAAGTTAAACCAGGCGAACGGATTCTAAATGCCCGTGATACCGCTAAGGTGATGGGTGGTGGTTTAGGCCACGCTCTGCCAGGATATGCTAATGGAACTTCTACATTAGGTCGAACGGCTAAAACATCCGATAAAGAAGTTAAAGCTGGTTTAAATAAGGTTGCCAAAGATTACGATTCAACGACTAAAAAGTCCAAGAAATCACTTGATAAATTCTCCAAGAATTCGAAAAGTGCATGGAACGGCGTTACCAAGGACACTAAGTCCCGTTCTCAAAAGATTCAGAAAAATACTGTCGGCGATTATGATGATCTGCAAAAAGGCTCCATCAGACAGCTTAGCCAATTGCAAAGCGGCAACAACTCTCAATGGAAATCAATTCTAAACCAGACCGGCAAGCGAACTAACAGCTTGCGCAAGAGCACCGTTAGCGACTTTAATTTGATGCAGCAAGGCTCCCAGAAGCAAATGAACCAGCTTGAATCTGGTATCATTGCCGCTGCTAAAGCCACAGCCATTGGTTTCGGAAAAGAAATAGGCCGGATGAAAGGTTACGCACACTCAGCTATGGGTGGGGCAATTGGTCAATTGAATCAAGGTATCTCAGGCATTGACAGTGTCCTTGGACAATTCGGTGGCAACCATTCAGTTATCAAGCCGATCAAGTATGCGCATGGATCTAATGGCCAGCTGACCGAGAATCAAATGGCTATGGTCAATGATGCCACTGCCGGCCCACGACAAGAATTGATTGTCCGTAACAACAATGTCTATGCGCCACAAGGTAAGAATAGAGTTCTGCCACTCCATAAAGGTGACCAAGTTCTAAATGGTCGCCAGTCACAGGAATTTGCAGCCATGCAAGGCATTGCTCACTATGCCAAAGGCTCTGGTGTTTCCAAGTCGGGATTGCGAAAGATTGCTGATACCAACTCCAGCCACCCAACCAAAGCATTCAATAATGAATACAACGTGCATATCGACCTAGGCGGTTCCACTTTACAAAAGGGATCCACTGCTCTGGGCAAGAACTCAAGCAACAAACTTGGACCCGCTTGGAGTAAGGCGATGTGGGGTGTCATTCAAGATGCCATTCAAGGTGGCGGTTCAGCTGCTGGTGGTAATTGGCGCCATAGTCCTGGTGCCGGATTTCACGTCACCTCTGGATTTGGTTATCGTGGCGCGACCGCTGGCGGAATGGCTGATCATGATGGTAATGATTTTTCCGGTGCAAAAACCGTTCATTCTGTTCATGGTGGAACTGTAATCTATGCCGGTGGCGCTCCTGCAAATTGGGGCGGTGGCAATGGTATTGGTGAAAACCTGGTCACCAAAGGTAGTGACGGATGGTATGTCATTTACCAAGAATTTAACGGTAAAAACAATTCTGGCGCTCCAATGTATGTTCACCGTGGAGATACGGTTAAGACAGGTCAACGAGTTGCCGCTCTTGGGCCAAGCGGAACTCATGTCCACATCGGAGTTTCGCGGCACAATCCCTTCAGCAACAGTGGCTCTACAACAGCTGGTTGGAATGATCTTTTAAAGATGCATGGTCACTCAAGTGGCACACCTAAATCACGTAAATCTGATGGTCGACTAACTAAATTGGCTAAGGCTGAACTTGGCAAAAAAGCACTGAAATGGGTTGGCGATAATCTTGGCATTTCAAACGATTTGGGGAGCATTGGTGGCAAACCGGTTGGCGATTTGGAAACACTAATCCGCAAAGCCGCTAAAGCAATGCACGCCACGATACCAGGCGGCAAATGGATGTACTACATGTTGCATATGATTCAAAATGAGTCTGGTGGTCGTGCTGGTATCAAAGGGATTGATGACCATGATGGTACTGGCGCTGCTATGGGACTTTTGCAATATAAGCGTAGTACCTTTAATTCTTATGCTGTCAAAGGGCATAAAAACATTTTGTCTGCTTGGGACCAACTACTCGCATTCTTTAACAACAGCCATTACAAGACCGATATTGGAATTGGCTATAATGGCAAAGTTGGTGAATGGCGTGGTCGTGGTTCGGGTCCGTCAGGTAGTCGACGATATGCCAATGGTGGTTGGGCTGGCAAAGCCTCCATCTTTGGTGAAGTTGCTGGTGAACCTGAAGTGGCGATCAACCCTAAGCGCAAGAGTGCAGATAATCTCATTGATCAAACAATCGAAGCCCGTGCGACTGCTGATAAATCGTCACCATCGGCGGACTATCTAAATTCCATTAAGGCGCTTAAAGTTAAGCAGTCCCGGCCAAAGATTGAGCCAAAAATCACACTCAACTTTAATGGCGATATCTCTGATGAAAAGACGATGAATAAGGCCGTTGATAAGTTTAAGCGTGGATTAACAGATGTGCTTACACAAATTAATGATGAATTTGGCCTTGATGATTCAGTCTGGTAGGAGGTGGAATGGATGGCTGCTAAGAAAAAGATGACTGCTGAACAGAAATTGGATAGCGAAATATCCAAATACAAGAAATCAGTCACCAATTATAAGGATAAGTACAACAATGCTAAAACGAAACAAGCTAGTTTCGTTAAGAAGGCGAATGATGCCAAGGACGATAAAACAAAGCAGTTTATGACCACCATTGCGAATTCGTGGAAGCGTGCCAAAGATGGCTATAAGGCTGGTTATGACCGAAGTAACACCAAATTGAAATCTTTGACGAAAAAGAAAACCAAGTTCGAAAAGAATAAGGTTACCAAGAATTTAGCTAAAGTTTCTGAAAAGATATCTGAGCATAGCAAAAAAGTTGATGCTGGAGAAAATGAAGGTAAGCCAGCAATTTATCGTAGTGACGGCCAAAGCACTGATATCATCTATGTAGCTACTACTGGTGGTGAGAATGACGATACAACGTCTGATATCTCCACTTGGCCACGAGATTCTGGTGCGCCGGCGCATAACTATGCACGGGTATCCGGCAAAACGGTCACTTTAAGTGGGATTATCACTGGTAACACCGATCATGAATCTCGAGAGAAATTTAATAAGCTTCTCCAATGGCATTCACGACACTATGAATTAACCTATAAAGGTCGGATCTACTACAAGCATTTGATGATTTCTGATATAGGTCGGACCTATGATGATTTTGCAACAAACATCAAAGTCAATTTATCTTTCCAGTTTAGCTATCCAGTTAAAGTTACAGCTAAAGCTGGTACCAAGAAAACTAACAAAACAACCAAGTCACAAAAGTCAACTCAAGGCACACGTAACAAGACTTATAAGACGCTCACGGTTAAAAGTGGTATGACTTACTGGCAGTTATCAAAGACTTACGGTAAATCGGTGGCTTGGCTAGAAAAAGTAAACGGCAAGAATTTGATTGCTGGTAAAAAAGTAAGAGTTAGATAACACAAGCACTTAACCGTCGAAACGTTGGGTGCTTTTTAAAATGAGGTGATTTGAATGCGAATGTATATTCCATTCGACACGGAGAATATGCCCGATATTTTCGATATTACAGTCGGTGGGTCAAAGTACACGTTTCGTGGCGATTATAACGAAGTTGCCGACTACTATACCGCGACGGTGATCAAAGATGATCGGGTGTTACTGTCTGGTGAGCCATTGCTGGTGGGCAATATTTTAGGGATGGATATACCTGATCGTGATCTGCCGCTCGACGATATCAAGGTCATGGATGAGGCCGGACAGTTGCATGATGCTGGCTTTATCAACTTTATGGACGGTGTCAAACCATATATTGATGAGGTTGATCCTAATGGGTCTGAGACTGACAATCCAGATGCCACACCGTTAGGATATGATCCTGATGACGAAGACGATGAGACTGATGCAGAAGGGACGATTGTCATATGACAACTGAATTTAAAGATCCCCATGCTTGGTTTATCGTGACCGATGATAGTGGTAACAAGCAGACCGTTTTTAATAATGAAATTAAGGATAATAATTATCCGTTTGCCTTTGAAGTCAACTTTGCCGATCAACCGACACCGGCTCAGAACACGGTGACACTGTACAACATGAGTAAAAAGCACCGAGACTTTTATAAGAAAGGCCAGAAGTGTGTCTTAGCGTTTAACTGGGGTAAATCTCAAAAAACATTGTGTGAAGGTTATCTATCTCAAATTGGCGTCAATCAATCCGACGGAACCACAGAAAATATTGTTATTACGTATACTGAGGGAACTGACTATAAGAATATCGAAGCTCGTAAGATTCGGGTGCAGAAAAAGAAGAAAGTCAATCAGTATACGACGGTCAAAAAGAAAATACCTGGCAAATGGGTTAATAAACGGATTCATTACTATACCACCGAAAATGGCAAGAAGGTCGGTCACTATAAGACCAAAAAGGTATATCAAAAGGCCACTTATAAGAAAAAGCGGGTTAAACATAAGGCAACCAAAACGTTCATGGTTAACATGGCTTTTCATAAAGGTAAGACGCTTGAACAGATTATCAAGGCGGTTGCATCCAAAGCCGGTATCAAGATCAGCAAGATTCAACTCCATAAAAACACACCAATCAAAAAGGCTTATACCGCAAAGGGTAAGCCTTTAACTGTTCTTAAAAGTTTGGTAAAACGGGGTGAATCTAAGTTGTTGTACATTCGTGGTGACTTGGAAATCTTGGATCCCAAAGCGAAAAAACGTACCTGGTTTGTGATCACTGATGACATTTTAATGACTCCACCTAGTATGGATGAGGACGACGAAGGGACAACTACGTGGGAAATTACTACGCCACTGATTCCGGAAGTCTCCACACTAACTGGAATCATTATGCAGTCTAAATATCTCAAAGGTAAGTTCTTTGTGTCAGCAGGTCAACATACCTCGGATGGAACTAATCCACAATCGCAAATGTCGATTCAGAAGGTGTAGGTGATATGGATGGTTGAACAAGCTTCACAGCAAAAAAATTGGTACAAGACGTTTCACAACATGCTGAACAGCATTAATTACGATCTGGACTGTAATTATCACGCCAAGGTTATCAAGTATGATAAAACGCACCATACGGCTGACATTCAACCTCTGAACAATTTCTCGGATGGATCAAAGAAAGCTCAGATTTTGGATGTGCCGGTTAGCAAGTGTTGTTATCAACTCGATGAGTGGCTAATGACGGTAAAGGATAAATTTAATGGTGCGATTCCCACACCTATTATGCATGCTGGTGCGGTTGTAGTCGTCACGGTCATGGATCACGATATGGATGATTGGGATGGTACAACTAAGGAATATACCCCATCTTCCGGTCGTCAACATGATATCAATGATTCGATCATAGTGGGAGTGATATAAATGGCTAGAGATTTGATGATTGACCAAAGTGGAGATTTTGTCATTGATCCTAATACTCATGACTTAGAAGTTGTTGAAGGTGCTGATGAAATTGCACAGCGCATTAGAGCAACTTTGGATATTTATTATGGTGAGATGGACAACTTAGATTCAGAAATTGGTTCTGATTATTCCAACATGCTGGGTAAGAATCCTGATCTTGATCACGCTGCCGATGATATGGAAGCTGCTATCACTGCTCAAGTTCCCGAGATTCAAACTGTTGATTCAATTACTTTTACTAAAGATAAAAATCGTCATTTGATTGTTGACTTCGAAGTAACCTATCTTGATGAAGATGATAATGAACAGCAAGCAAAAGGAGGATACGATATTGGCGCTTGATTTAAAATATGGCCTAAGCTCCAGCGGATTCTTAGTGCCAACTTATGAGGAAGTATTAGATGCAGTGCAGACCGATTTCCAACGCCGGTTCGGCGAGGATATTCCATTAACGGCGAATTCAAATTTCGGCATTCTTTCAATGTCCTTCTCATATTTCATATCTAAGTATTTTCAACAATTACAGTTATTCTATTATGATGCCTATGTAACTACAGCAACCGATACCGGCCTGGATCGTCAAGCATCTAATGCTGGGATCACACGGAATGATTCATCACAATCACAAGCAACGCTTCATATTGTGACGGATGGAGAATATTTGATCGAGGCTGGAACCCAGTTCGAAACTGCAGATGGAATTGTGTTTGATGTAATAAACGATGTTGTTACAACTCGGCAATCCGATGGATCCTGGTCAGTTGATGTTAATGCCAACTCCGATGATTATGGCGCTTACACTAACACTCCAGCTAATAGTATTACTATTGTTTCCGATCCGGATGACAATATTATCAGTGTTAACAACCCAGAAGCATCAAATGGCGGTATGGATCGAGAAACTGATGATCTCTTGCGACGGCGGATTATTACGGAAACTATCGCCAACCCTTCTGGAACCATCAATGGCATTATTACTGCATTAACCAATCTTTCTGGCGTTAAGCAAGTTGGGGCCGTCCAGAATCCTTTGGGAACAGTTGATAGCTATGGTAATCCTCCCTACACTGTTCATCTATATGTGCTAGGTGGTGCTAAACAAGACATTCTAAATGCATTAGCGACCTACTCTGGCTTTGGACCGATGTTTACCGGTTCAGAGTCAGGCCAAGTGGCCGATGATTCTGGAACAATGCGAACATATTATTTTGATTATGCAACACCAATTCCGATTCATGTCAATGTTAAGCTCAAAACAAATTCTAATTGGGATGCCGATAGTGGCATTGGTGAAGTTAAAGAACTGATCGCTGACTATATCAACAGCCTTTCAATGGGTGCTAACGTTGTACTGACCAAGATGTATCCGGATATCTATTCAATGGACGGCGTGGATGAAGCTACTATTTTAATTGGTCGTGATCCAAGCAATTTATCTAGTCAAGATATTCAAGTGGATAAATATGAAGTTCCGCAAGGATCTACTGATTGGATCAATGTTGGTGATGATAATACGGCCATGCTAACTGGGTACACATCCACAACTAACTCAATTAAATTAGACTTTGAATAGGGGGCCATCACATGTTATACACAACTGATCAGATGATGGCAGAACTTGCACAGCATTGGAGTCACCAGCCGGACAGCGTCATTTATGGAATGATGGACGAACTTAATCAGATGTTTGAGTTCGGCTCAGATCTGGGCAGCAAGATTGTTGACTGGACGGCGATTGATTACGCTGAAGGCACAACGCTCGATATGATTGCGGCACAGTACCAGGTGTCACGTCCAGACAGTGACGATGATTTCTTGCGTTTTTTAATTCGTTTAAAAAAGCAAGTTGCTACATCCGACGGAACTATTAATTCAATTGAACGGGTAATCGCTAATTCCTTGGAGATTGATCTAAGTGAGATTCACGTTGAATCTACAAGGGATGGCACAAATAAAGTAAATCATATTACTGTATATGGAATCCCGTTTGAATATGCGGATGACAAACGCAAAACAGAAATTATGCTAACTGGATTACAAGCTGCCACATTACTCGGAGTCTGGATTGATCAAGTGGCATTCACCATCAACACGCAATCTTCGCTTTATATAGCAACCCAAACGATTCAGGAAGAAATACTCTATGTATAGGAGGCAACATGTAAATGCAAAAATTGGGTGATACTATTATTACGGACTTAGGGATGGATTTATTGAGTTCTGTAAATAATGGTGATGACAAAATTACTTATACGAAAACGGTATTAGCTGCTGACGACTTAACACAGGAATCTGATGTGGATATTCAAAAAACCACATCACTAACATTAATTCAGCAAACAACCGGAACAACGGTTATCAGTCGAGTTGATGATACAGTTAATTTAGGAGCCACTTTTACTAATAAAGAAGTTACTCAAGATTTCGATTTTTATGTTATTGGTTGGTATGCTAAGGGCAGTGCAGTTATAACAGATGAACGGTTATTTGCAATCACTCCCAGCACTGTTAAGCAAACAATGCCGGCGGGAAAGGATGGAGCAGCAACAGCTGCAATCTCGCCAAAATACGCCAGTGCTTTAAGCCGATCGGCAACTGTGAGCTTAAATCCTGATCAAGCAGGCACAGTTACTCCAGAATATGTTGACCAGAAGATTCAACAGGTTATTAGCGAGGGAATTGTTAATGCAGGTTCAACACTATCAGAATCTGATAACCTTGACAGTTTTATTACCACGGGCTACCACTTGATTAAGGGCAGTTTGCCGCTTAGTGCACCGGATGGTTTTTCGACTAATGGTCAAATTATCGTCTATGGTAACAAAGACACTACCGATGGTATCACGCAACTTGCCTACGATGATATTAATGGTGCAAGTTATGTTCGGTCGTATAACCCAACTAACAATAAATGGTCTACTTGGGATTTAATAATCACCAAATCTCAACTGAATGCAGTTTTGCCAACGGATATTGCTCGAACCGGTGAGGATAATGATTTTAAGGGCAAGAATACTTTTGAGACCGATCCAGTCAACAAGAATGGCGATTCGTACGGCTTATCAAAGGATATTGCTACCAAAGTTACGGATAATGGTGACAATTCAATCGAGATTAACAAACAAGCTGTCACGCCGGTTCGAGATAATAAAAATGGCTCAATTAATTTCAATTCTAAAGATATGACACCCGCCGATGACAGTGCGGTTGTTCATACGACTGGTGATGAAACAATTGACGGCCAAAAGAAATTTAAAACAGATCCCACTGATAGTGCGGGGAATGCTTACGCCAAGACAGTTGACGTCAATCAGCAACTGGATAAAAAAGTTAACGTATCTGATATGCGTAAGCCAGCTAGTGATGTAGCGGGGATTGATGAAGTTAACGCTAAACAAGATAAACTAACTATCACACCTGCTGATGACAGCAAAGTCGTCCATACCTCTGACACCTCAAATTGGCAAAAAGTAAAGATTTCCGATGATAATGGAAATATATATTCTCAACTACTAAAAGACAGTAGTTCATCATGGGAATCATCAAAAGGTGGTTGGTGGACTCCAACAAAAACAATTAGTTTAACTGCTGGTGTTACCTATTTCGTGAGTGCAGAATTTAAATGTACTGGAGCAAATACAGCTGGGATAGAACTGCAATTATCTGGTGTATCTGGTACTAATACTTCAAGTTTTACAACTATGTATGGTAGTGAAACCATTGGAGGAACTAATAAATGTGCCGTTGTTGGTGGAACACAGGGTTTCTTATATATCGGACCATTCACACCAACAATAACAGGAGATTATCATCTTAAAGGTGGTATGGAAAGCCTTAGTAATACAGGATATTGCCGTAAAATGACTGCTACAGCATCTAGTAGTTATGTTCCTTGGGAGATAGCAATGGCTAACTCGATATCTCCTGTTGATAATCAAGATGGTACAATATCTATAAATGGTAACAGTTATACCCCAGCTGACGATTCCAAAGTTGCCCACCTATCTGGAGCAAACAACTTTGACACCACCCCAACGGTCAACAACAATCCGTTACTTCTCGCAAGCAGTTTACCGTCTGATCTTGCACGAACGGGTTCAGATCAAGAGTTTACGGGTAAGAATACTTTCGATACTGCGCCAATTGATAAAGCAACGGGCAATCCATACATCACTAAAGACGGTGTCCCAAGTGACGTTGCACGAACATCTCAGCAAACTAACTTTACAGCAGGTTTGCAGTCAGGAGGTGTCTCAGTCGCTACTAGCGACGATTTGAAAAGCGTTGAAAACTCGGCTTGGCATCAATTAGATCTTGCGTCGGCAAATCCTTTGTGGAGTGTCGATAGTTTAGGCTTATATAAGATAGATTCATCAAAAAATATGATAACTCTAGTGATATCTGGTTCATTTACTAATAGTTACACACAAAACGATTTAGTTGCAGATTTTTCTGGCGTGATAACGAGTATCACATCTATATCTGGATATTTGAATTATGTATATGATTCACAAATTGATAATGTGTTCCCATACCTTAAAGATAATAAAATATTCAAAGGTGTGAATGTTGCCGAATCCAAGTATGTATTCGGAAATTTAATCATTCATTATGATAAACTTGTATGATTCATCTATATGGGGATGATCCTGATGAGAAGATGCTCTTCAGCTAAACGTTTTATTTTCGCAAAAATATGATATAATATTTTTGTGGATGACAGCGCCCCCAAAGGCTGTCATCCATACCCAAAGAATATATTCCCCTCAGAATATATCTTTCCAAATTATATTCATATTTCTTATTCATATATCTCCATATATGACGTTACATCTATCTCCCCAGGTAGGTGTTTTTATTTACACAAAATCATTAATAATTTGAATTCATCATAGAAATTGCTGGGATTGACAAACCTTCTCTTTCTGTTAGCATATTGTAGTGGGGTTATATTAATTAACGTTATTATGAGTACCCTCTCGTAATAAAACTATTCCCTGAACATCGTAACCCCATGGTGCTTACTAATTTAATTGGTAAGCATTTTTAATTTAATTGATTTTGAAAAACCATGTGATATAAATGTGCTTAGATTTTAGTCTAAGTAGCTTTCTTCGTATCTTCATATATACTCCAGAATATATGAAATGGCATCTATTTTGTAGGTCCTTTTTTTATTCAAAATCATATCGTATAATTAACTTAGTCAGTTTTAAGGCAACTTATTTACTAACTAAACATTCATTCATATACAATAGTATGTTGCAGACGCCGGAAAACGTCTGCTTTTATTTTACCCAAATTTAGGAAGTGATAAAAATGCTAAAAAGGATTGGAAAATATTATTCGCATTTATGTTTCGGCTTAGCTTCCTTAATGGCTGGCACGTATATCTTTTTTCATCTGAACTATTTGGATAGCCCAGAAGTTACACCGCCACCACCTCCTGGCTTTGCGGAACATGTGGCTTTCGGTGCTGCCGATGATTGGTGGTTTGCCGGATTACTAGTGATTGGCGGGATTGTCCTGCTAAGCGGAGTGTTACTTGATTCAATTACATTAAGAAATGCCGGCATGATTATTATTGCCCCATTGTTTGGTTATCTCGCCTTCGGATTTATGATCCGAGGCGTTTTTGATATTCGCTTTAATTTAACTTGGGTGTTTGCCAGCCTCGCAATTGCGCTGCTGATCGGCACTGCTATGCGAGGTGGTGGACGACGTAATGTTTAGCTGGATAACGCACAATTTAACGGTGTTCTTTGGCTCGGTTGTTACGCTGGCAGGCGTAATTGCCGGGCTTATTCATTCGAGTAAAGCCGATGCAAATAGTGCGACTAAGGAGCGCACGGATTTGGAGAAGTTTATATTGAAAACGGTAAAAGATGATAATGAAGACTTACGGAAGCGGTATGATGATCTGGCGGCCAAGTTTCATGAAATGGATGATGATTACGACCGCTTTAAAGATTATCATGACAAGATCGTGAAACAGCTTCAGGAACAGATTGATCTAAAAGAAGAAGAGAACAAAAATCTTCGTCAGAAAAATGCTGCGCTAAAAAAAGAAAATGCCGCTTATCGTGCACGATACGGCAAACTGGAGGAATAATCTATGGAAACTTTTAAACAAATTACTGATGTCTTTAACTGGCTGGAAAGTACTGGTATTCTTGCGGCACTCGTTGCCTTGATTCTCGTTGTCGTAAAGCAAGTGCAACCATATTTAAAATTGCACATCAAAAATAAGCAGCTTAATCAAGTCGTTCAATTTGCACTTACCGCTGTTACCAAGTTCGCCACTCTTGAAGGCCTTTCTAAGTCCGACCGTAAAAAGGCAGCCGACAAAGATGTGGCTGACTTTGCGGCACAACTTGGGCTAACCTGGGTAACTCCGGAAATTGTTGACTCAATCGTTGAATCTGCTTATCAACAATTTAAGAAGTTAGGTTATGACAACCACGAGCCTGCTACTTCACCTGAACCAACTGCACCAGTGCAAACACCGGCAATCTCTGCTTCGCCAGCTGCACAAGTATCTGCACCAAAGTCTGAAAGTGCGGCAGAAGCCGCTTCTCAAGCACCGAAAACTGTAGAAAAGAGTGATGCAAATGCCTAACCTCGGAATTGATGTATCGAGCTATCAAGGTAGTTCGATATCCTATTTTCAGGAATTCAAAAAGTTGGGTGCTGATTTTGCGGTTGTGAAACTAACCGAGGGCACCAACTATTTGAACCCTAAAGCAAATGCACAAGTTACCAACTCGCTTAAGGTATTTGGCTCGGTTAGTGTGTACCATTTCTTTCATGGTTACGGAATGGCTGAAGCTAAATACTTTTTAGCCTGGGTTAAAAAGTTTGGACTGGATAAATCGACCGTGCTAGTGATCGATGTTGAAGCGCCTGGGCTACCATACAACACGACACCGCAAGTCAATGTCTTTCTAAAATACTTGATTAATGCTGGATATAGAAATGTTGTAACCTATGGATCAAGTTCATGGTTTAATTCCGGTCGAATTCAACGAAGTGCTTTAGTCGATAAACATATTTGGGTGGCATCTTATGGAACTTCTCAGCCGGGTGTAGCAAATGCAAACAGCTGGCAGTTTAGTGATAACTGGCATGGTGTCGACGCTAGTTACGACTTTGACGGTTCATTGTCAGGCAGCAAGACGAGTGAGAAACCATCTTACTATGTAACGCCTGGTCTCTATCAGGTTCGATTGAAGTGGCTACCGGTTTACAAGACAACGGACTTTAAAAAATCTGACAAGCGCTATACAAGATATGGTACTGGCTCACGTTTCTGGGCGACACCGGTGAAGCATGGTAAGATTACTCGCCTGTATATCAACGGGCAGGGCTACGTTTCATCCAACAAATGGTATGTTAAATTATTGAAGAAGTCGAAACCTAAAGCTAAATAGACTATCAAGTCCACCTCGTTAATTCGGGGTGGGCTTTTTTGCATATTAGTGATTAAATTTAACTGAGTTTCCGTTTACGTTTTTGAACAAAAAGTGTAAAAGTGAATACATGATGTGAAAATGTTAATATTAAGCGGGTTTCAAACGATTGTTATTCAAAAGTTGAAATTGAGTTCCTACTATTATAATGATTCTATTCCACCATTTTTACTTCCTATCACAAAATAAACCTAAACGATTTCAAATATTAAGAGTTCCTATTGAACTAAATAATTCTTATGAATACTAATAGTGCCAAGCATTATTAGATAAGCGAGGTATTTAATAAATAAGTCAAAAACTACCTATATTATAGGAAGCCTTCATGGCGGTTCTTCAAACCGATGAGGAAGAAAAGGGCGATAAATAAGGGCTTTGGTTCATAAAACGCATACCAAAGTGTATCGAATTATTTGGCAGGCCTTTATTGCACTCTTCGTTTAACAGATATTAGAATTGAGATTCAATTGCGAAAGTTCACCTTGTATTGTGTGGGGGTGAACTTTTTTGGATAAGCCATATCCGGGCTTTACAATGAGCATTTTTTAACACACTACCAAAAGGGGCGACGCTGATTTTTGTGTATATTTAAATTAGTAGCGGCTATTCTTCGTTTGAAAACAGACGCTTTTAGCTCCTCAAAATAAAAGATCATGATTTAAGTCTTCATTACAAGACATAAAATCATGATCAACATTTAAATGAAACAGGAAACTTAAAACTGATCAGAATAATGAATGGGTCTAAAAGGTGAGTTTTGGATCTTGTTTTGCCAATCGATCATAAATTTTTTGAAGTTTTTTGATCTCTGCCGCATCGTCTAAAATATCATCAAATAGTTGTTCAATAACGGCTGTCATTGCACGATTATCATCGACTATCTGATCCTTTCGATCTTCGGTTTCTTGAGCTTCATACAACTCTTGGAGTAAATTTGTTAATCGATGACGAAAATACGAAAGTTTCGGATCATTATCATTCTTTTTCAGCAAGTGTGCGAGGCGATAATCGAAATACCGTTCCAACTTTTCGGCAGTTCCTAATGAAAGGTTATTGATGGACCGACTATGATTTCTTAATCGCAGAATAATTGAAGAATTCACGCCAGTCAGTTGTTCAATCTTATATGCACTCGCGTTGCTGTCTAGAACAGCCTTAACTTTTTCTGATAAGTTCAT